AACCCATATTTCAATATAATAAAAAAACAAAGGATATGGTAGTTCATATACACAAAGTATTTTCTAAAATAAAAGCAGATTTCACGGTAAATGACGACCAAGTAAAACAATTTTTCAAAAAATGGTTCAAGGATACATATGGATTAAAGAATGTTAATCCCCAACTATATTCGACAACTTCTTTAAGAGTTTTAAAAAAGGGTGAGTAATCACCCTTTTTCATTTGACAACCCCACTTTTACACACTATATTTCTGAAACAATTTAACAATTTAATACATTATTTATGGCGACAAATTCAATGGATGCTGTTTTGGCTCAGTATGAAAAACAACAAAAGTCAAGCTCGTCCTCATCTCCAAAGATGAGTCAGGACGAAAGAATGAAAAAGTATTTCGCTGCGGTTCTCGGCGATAAAGAAAATCAAGGACAAAAACGACTTCGTATTTTACCAACTCCCGATGGTAGTTCACCTTTTAAAGAGGTATGGTATCACGAGGTACAAGTAGATGGAAAATGGGTAAAACTTTATGACCCAGGTAAAAACGACAATGAGCGTTCACCACTTAACGAACTTTACGAAGAACTGATGTCAACAGGTAAAGAGGCGGACAAGAAACTTGCCGGCAACTACCGCTCACGACTATTTTATATCGTAAAAGTTGTTGACCGTGACGCAGAACAAGACGGACCTAAGTTTTGGAGATTTAAACACAACTACAAAAAAGAAGGTATCTTGGACAAAATCATTCCTATTTGGAGAGCAAAAGGTGACATTACCGATTCTGAAAAAGGACGTGACCTTATCTTGGAACTTACCAAAACAAAGGCAAACAACGGAAAACCTTATACCGTAATTCAAGCGGTTATGTACGATGACCCACAACCACTTCACGAAGATGCTGATACATCAAAATCTTGGTTGGAAGATGAACTAACTTGGGCTGACGTATATTCAAAAAAACCCGAAGATTATTTAGAGGCGATTGCTCGTGGTGAAACTCCACGTTGGGACTCAGACGCAGGAAAATACGTTTACGGTGATTCATCCGTAGGCACCGCATCTATCGGTGGTTCTGCATCAGTTCAAGACCCACAGTCAATGGACGCACCTGACGAAGATTTACCATTCTAATTTCAAACTTAAGCATGGACATTTACATAGACAAAGTGTCCATGCTTTTTATTTATTTACATTAAAAACTAATTTATATGCAAAAAATTCAATTAAAAATGTACGAGGCTCTCAAGAAGAAATACGAGAGCGAAATGTTGGATGCTGAGTCATCATTACTTGTTTATTTCACAAATCCTGTTGGTATTGGAGAACATCCACAACATATTGAAGAAATGGATAAGTTAATTGAGAAAAGAGCCAACGCACAAGACAAGTTGGAAAATTTGGAACAATTCTACAAATACGAAATTTAATATGGCGTTAAAGAAAAAAGAAATCGGGTTAAGTAGTATTAAAGATAAGTTTTCTACTAAAACAAAGTACAAACCCGAAAGTTATTATAATTGTGGTGAGGCCTTTATGGGGGCTTGTGGATTACCAGGTCCGATTATGGGTGGTATCAATATGTTTTTGGGACACTCAAATTCCTCTAAAACTACCGCGATGATTTTAGCTGGAGCTGATGCTCAGAGAAAAGGACATATTCCTGTTTTCATCATCACAGAAAAAAAATGGTCTTGGGAACACGCAATCGAACTAGGATTGGTTGCCGAAAAAAATAGTAACGGAGAGTGGGACGGAGACTTCATATTCAACGACAGTTTCGATTACATTGAACAGGCAACTGACTTCATTAATGAAATGTTGGACGCTCAAGAAAAAGGAGACATCCCATATAATTTATTATTCTTATGGGACTCAGTTGGTTCAATTCCTTGTAAGATGACATTTGAGGGAAAGGGAGGTAAGATGCATAACGCATCCGCACTAGCTGATAAAATTGGTATGGGTATTCACTCAAGAATTTCTAAATCAAAGAAAGAAGATTACCCATATTACAACACTATGGTTGTAGTTAACCAACCTTGGGTTGACTTACCTGATAATCCTTTCGGACAACCTGAAATTAAGGCAAAAGGTGGTGAGGCTCTTTGGTTAGCATCTTCTTTGGTATTCTTATTTGGAAATCAAAAGAAAGCTGGTATCAATCATATTACCGCAACTAAAAACGGAAGAACTGTGTCTTATGCGATTAGAACCAAAGTATCTATTATTAAAAACCACGTAAATGGTTTGGGATATAAAGATGGTAAGATTATCGCAGTACCACAAGGATATATTAGTGACACTAAAGAGGCGTTAGAACAATATAAGAAACAATACTCACATTATTGGAACGCAATACTTTCGGGAACTGGTGAGATTTTACTAGATGAATCCGAATCAGAAATTGATGAATAACATCAAGAATTTTTTTACAAACAATTTAAAAACAATTAAGTGACAAAAACACTTTTAGTTGATGGTAATAACCTTTTGAAAATTGGGTTTTACGGGGTAAAGGAGTATTATCATAAAGGTGAACACATCGGAGGTATTTATCATTTTTTAAATACCCTCCGAAGGTTCATTGAAGAACAAAACTTTGATAAGGTAGTTGTTATGTGGGATGGTGAATCAAATTCATCCACAAGAAAACTAATATATCCAAAATATAAGGAAAACAGAACCTCAACCGAGACGGACCAAAAGAAGGAATCATTTTACAAACAAAAAGAACGAATAAAACAATATTTGGAGGAAATGTTTGTAAGACAGATTGAAGTTGAAAATAACGAATCTGATGACCTGATTGCATATTATTGTCATATATCAGAAGATGAACAAAAAACAATTTTTTCATCAGATAGGGATTTAACACAATTAATTTCTGAAAAGGTCTCTGTATATTCACCCCAACAAAAAAGAACGTATAAGATGGGTGATATGATTAAAAATAAGGACTTGGAGTTTCCCCACTATAATATCAAAACAACCAAAATTGTTTGTGGTGATACGTCAGACAATATCGATGGTATTCGTTTGATGGGAGAAAAAACTTTGGTGAAATTATTTCCCGAGATACTTGAAAATCCCATCACCTTTAGTGATATTTTGTCAAAAGCAGAACAACTCCTCAAAGAGGACAAAGAAAACACGGCCCTTAAAAATCTACTCACAGGTAAAACAAAAGACGGAATTTATGGTGAAGAATTTTTTGTGATTAATCAAAAGATAATTGATTTGTCTGAACCACTTATCACAGACCAAGGTAAAACTATTGTTGAAGAATATTATAAAGAAACCTTGGACCCTGATGGTAGGGGGTATAAGAACCTAATCAAAATGATGATGGATGACGGAATATTTAAATTCCTACCCAAAACCGACGATGCGTGGGTAGAATTCTTAAGACCAATAATGAAACTAACAAGAAAAGAAAAAAAGAAATTCAAAAATCAAAAAAACTAATTATGAAAGAACAAGATTCAACCAAGTTGGAGTTTTTACTCAAAGTTAATGGAAACATTATCGTACAACGATTTTTCAATGTTAGGGGTTATAATCACAAAGCCCGTAACTCAATGGAACTTCACGACTACATTTCTGAATTCATTGACGGGTTTAAGTCCGACTTACGAGTGAGAACCGCATCTTATATGCTAGACAATATGTATGACATATATGAGAATCCACAGATTATGGAAACATCAATTATCGAGGGTCCAGAGAGTTTTTCACTTATGATTAAAAACGGAGATAACGTGTTATACAATCGTTACCTCGACGCGAAGATTTACCCCCCAAAAGTTAGATACACCGTAGACCTCCGCCCAAAATTAAAGTCGATTCTGAACACCCTGACAGAGATTTTTTCTACAAAAAAATTAACTTTGGAATATTCGGATTATAGTTTAGATGTGTAATATTTATCAATACATCAAGGAGATTTTATATGGCGACCGAGAAAAATTTTGAATATTTAGGACAATCATTTCAATTACAATTACTTAATCAGATTGTTGTAGATAAGGACTTCGCCCACTCTATTGTTGATGTTATTGAACCTAGTTATTTCGAGAACAAATACTTCAAAATCATCCTACAAATGGTTAAGGAGTATTATAAGAAATACGAAGTTACACCATCTTTTGAAACTCTAAATCAGATTACAAGGAGCGAACTACCCCAAGAAATGGTAGCGAAAGTTGTACTCGATACTGTGAAAAAAATCAAGGACGTTAACATTGACGGTCCACAGTTCGTACAAGAAAAGGCTTTGAAATTCTGTAAACAACAAGAAGTTTCAAAGGCTATGACAAAGGCTCAAAAAATCATCGACGGAGGGGAGTTTGAAAGTTATGACACAATTGAAGAATTATTTAAATCCGCATTACAAGTAGGTGAAAGAGAGACATCCCTTATGGATGTGTTCTCAAACTTGGATGAGGTATTGAATGAGGATTACAGACACCCAATACCTATGGGTATCCCAGGTATTGACAGATTATTAAAAGGTGGTTTGGCAAAAGGAGAAATTGGTGTTATCTTAGCACCTACGGGTGTGGGTAAATCCACTTTACTAACTAAAGTAGCAAACCATGCGTTTAATATGGGATACAATGTGTTACAGATATTCTTTGAAGACAACCCAAAGATTATTCAAAGAAAACATATTGTTCTATGGACAGGAATACATCCCGACGATTTAACACTCAAGAAAGAAGAAGTTTTGAAAAAGGTAAAAGAAGTTGAAGGAACTATGAATAATAAGTTAATTTTGCAAAAATATGCTTCCGATACTTTGTCTATGAATCAAATCAAAAACTCAATTCGAAAGTTAATTGCTGACGGACAACAAATCGATATGATTTTATTGGACTACATTGATTGTGTTTTACCTGACAGACAACTTGAAGATGAGTGGAAAAGTGAGGGGTCA